ATTAAGGGGATTTTGGGCGGAATTATAACGTTTCTGAAAGGTGTTTTTACATTAGATTGGGAAACAGCATGGGATGGAATCAAGCAGGTAGTGGACAGTGCTGTCGATTTAATTTTCAATATTGAAACTTGGAAGCAGATTGGGAAAGACGCATTGGATGGTTTGTTTCAAGGGCTTGCAGACATTGGCAAAAAAGTTGAAGATTGGGGAGCAACTTTTATAAAATCAATCAAAGAGTTTTTAGGGATCCATTCCCCTTCGACCGTATTCAGAGATGAAATAGGTGTTTATCTTGGCGAAGGCATTGCAGAGGGCATGATCCAAAGCACACCCGCCATCACAGCGGCGGCGCAGGGGATCGCAGACAGCGTGCAAAAGGTGTTCAATGGAATTTCCTATGACCCCGGTACAAACTACATGGCACTGATTAACGCGGCGAAAGAATCCGGAGATTTTGAAGAGGCTGCGCGGCTGGAAACCATCCGCAATGCGAAAATCGATGGAGAAGGACTCAACTGGGAAAAGACCTTTGATTTCACTGGTGTCACGGATCAGTTCCAGCAAGTGGCAGATCAGTTCAGCGTGCAGACAGATGCAATGAATACCGATTATTCTGAATTTGTCATCCAGACAAAGACTTCTACGGAAAGCATTAAAACAGATGTCCTGGTCTCCATTGAGACGGTAGACACAGCACTGAAGACTTTTATCACACAGACAACAAATAACTTCCGCACAATGGCGAAACAGAGCAACGCGCAAATTCAGTCCATTATCAGTGCTCTCAATGCAATTCCTCGCAACATTACAACCGTACATACGATTGTGACCCGGAGCGTTTCAGGCGGATCTGGGAGCACAAAGGGATATGCTTCCGGCGGATTCCCAGATACAGGGGAACTGTTTTTGGCGCGGGAAGCTGGCCCTGAGTTGGTGGGACAAATCGGGAAGCGAACTGCGGTTGCCAACAACGCGCAGATCGTGGAAGGCATCCGCTACGGTGTGGCCGACGCAAATGCAGAGCAAAACGCTCTTTTGCAGGAACAGAATGAGCTGCTGCGCGCCATCCTCAATAAGTCCGGGGTGTACTTGGACGGGAAGCAGCTCAAGAAATCTGTAGACAAGGCCAGCCGCAGCAGCGGAGCGAATATTTTGATCGGGGGTGTCGTGTAATGCGCTCAATGGTAACGGTAGCAGGGACGGCACTCCCCGAACCGTCAACATACAGTGCCACAACCAGCACAGTGGTGGACAGCGGAAGAAACGTGAAGGGTTATGTCATCGCAAGTGTCATCCGCAGTGGAATTGCAAAGGTGGAACTGAGCTGGAATTTTATATCTGCTCAGGATTGGGCGAATGTGATGTCTCTATTTAACAAAAGTTTTTTCAACAGTGTAACGTTCTTTTGCCAAGATTCCAACAAGTGGGAAACACGGACGATGTATGTTGGAGATAGAACCGCCAGCGTATTTCTTCGCAATCCGGATGGGAGTATCAAAGGGTACACAGGGGCGAAGCTTTCACTGATCGAGGTATAAGCTATGCAGAATGTATCGCAGAAGTGGAAAGACAACCAAGAGCAATATCTTGTGGGGGAAAGCTATGTTGAGGTTATCTTGAATGTAGGCGATCCGGAATCACAGGAGGATGCATCGGTCAGTGACAACGGATCAGATGAAATTTCCAATACGCCGCAGATTGTGGACGGTACAGATAAAAACGTGCTTCCATATGCTTCGTTGGAGCTTAACAGCTGGCTCCTGAGCAGCAACCGGATCATTCTTCCGGATGCGCCGCCATATGGGGATACCGGATACATCGGGGACGTTCTCAGCGGTGACGATGGCTCCTTTTCGAGTATTCCCACCATTACGATTTCGTTTTCAAAGTTGTTCACCAGTGTAATTCCAGGCATAACCATTGATTGGGGAACGGCATATGGAGAGTATGCAGACAGTTTTATTGTGACGGCATACAGTGGGGAAGCTGTATCTGCTTCGACCACTGTCACGGGAAACCGGAACGTTTCTTCTGTTGTAAATCTGGATATAGAGGAATACGACAAGATCGTCATACAGATTACAAGATGGTGCCTTCCCCACCATAGAGCGAGGATTTCCAATATTCTGGTTGGCATTAAACAGACATATTCCAAAACCGAACTGATGAACTACAGCCACACCATAGAGGTTGATCCCGTTTCTGCTGCGCTGCCAACCATTGAAATCGAGTTTTCGATCTCCAATCTGAACGGGCAGTATAACCCGGATAATCCGCAAGGCGCTGAGAAATATTTAATGGAGCGGCAGGAGATAACGGCACGTTATGGGTATCTCATCGACGGCGCTATTGAATGGATCCCGGCTGGAACATTTTACATGAGCGAATGGGACACGCCGCAAAACGGTATTACAGCCAGCTTTAAGGCGCGCGATATGCAGGAACTTATGACGGATACCTATTCCGGACCGGTTGAGGGAACGCTTCTTGAGATTGCGACAGCTGCATTTGAACAGGCTGCATTGCCAAAGCAGAAAGACGGGAGCAACCGGTGGATCGTTGATGTGTCACTTGAAACAATCCATGCTCCTGAGGGGGCAAGCCTGGACGGAAATACAATTGCCGAGGTGTTGCAGTATGTAGCGAACGCGGCCTGTTGTGTGTTCTATCAGGACAGGGGAGGTATTTACCATATTGAACCGCTGCCCAGTGGAGTTACCGATTATGAAATAAACCAGTTCCGAAGCTATGAAAATTCTGAAATCAGCCTCAGCAAGCAATTGAAAGCCGTTTCGATCAATGATGGAGCCGCGGTGGTTTCTTTTGGGAGCGCAGGAGAAACGCAGGATGTGAACAATCCTCTGGTATCGGCTGAACGGGCTGAAACGGTTGCTACATGGATCGGAAACTACTTGAAGAACCGACGCATTCTGAGCGGGGAATTCCGGGCAGATCCGAGATTGGACGCTTTGGATAGGGTGAGCAATGAAAATCAGTTCGCACAGAGCACGGTTCTGGTTACATCCATTAAATACACCTATAATGGAGCATTCCGCGGGACTTATGAAGGCCGGGCGGAAGCATAAAGGAGGAACTTATGTCAGTCAAAAAAGTTCAGTTTTCTATCAATGGGCAGACCTATGATCTGACCTATGATGCGGGAAGCCAGCAGTACAAAGCTACTATTACTGCTCCGTCCACGACCAGCTACAACGAAAATGAAGAACACAAGTTTTACGGGACAGTTACCGCAGAGGACGATGCAGGGAACCGGGTCACAGCGACAAAGGATGAGTTTGAGGAATTAAAGCTACGTGTCCTTGAAAAGGAGAAACCTGTCATTGCGGTAACATATCCGACCGCAGGCGCTTATATCACCAGTGCAGCCCCAGTGTTCAAGTGGAATGTGACGGATACCGGAAGCGGGATTGATACAAGCAGCATTTCAATCAAGATCGATGGGAATACTGCTGTAACAAGCGGGATTGAAACGTCTTCCATTTCCAATGGATATGCCTGTACATATACGCCTTCGGAAGCGCTTGGAGAGGGTTCACATACCGTATATTTCAATGTAAGCGATCACGACGGGAACACTGCAACACAGGCCAGCGTCACATTTACTGTGGATACGATTCCGCCCACGCTGGTTATTACGTCTCCGGCTGATGGTCTGGTCACCAATCAGAGCAGCATTCTGGTTTCCGGAAACACCAACGACGCAACCTCTTCGCCGGTCACCGTTAAGGTACAGGTGAATGGAGGAATCGCACAGTCGGCAGAGGTCGCACCGGATGGAGCGTTCTCGATTAATGTTACGCTGGCAGAGGGCAGCAATACCATCCGGGTTGTTGCAACTGACAGTGCTGGCAAGAGCACCACGGTAGAGCGGTCGGTTGTACTCGATACGGGTGCTCCGGTGATTACGGCTATTACGTTGACACCTAATCCTGTAGATGCCGGCGCAACGTATATCGTATCTGTTACTGTGACAGATTCCTGACATGGTCAAACGGGTATATGGGAAATGCGATAACGTTGAGATTGTGTTTACCCTGAATGAGTATACGGGGCGGTGGGAAACCACCGTCCCGGCATCGGAAGATAATACTTATATTTTTGAATTGTGGGCAGAGGATGAAGCAGGGAACCGAACCTATTTTGCAGCTGTCAAGGTCACAGTGGATCTTGATTTGCTTCAATTTCGTTTTTCCGTGTTGGAAGTTGGCGCGGGATTCACAATGGAAGAGGTTTTGGAACTGTTTGGTGCGTCACGCTTCAAAAGTAAGGCGTGCATAAGAGATTATTGCAGTTCCTTTTGGATGGATGAGTATAGAGCAGAACTCACACAATATGAAGTGGTTGGAGGGTGAAAATGGAAGAGAAAGTTTTACAGCTTGGAGAGCGCAGAGCGATCACGCTTAAAATCTGGCTGAAAGACAATGCAGCATTTACACCGCAGAATTGCGAATGGGATTTGAGCTATACGGATTCCAAAGAGGCCCAGGGGACGATTCTCCCAGAGCAGGACGGATCTTATTGGAACTTGCGCTGCGAAATACAGCCTAAACGGCGCACGGTATACAACCTTACCTTTACCTTTCAGGTTGGATCGGAAATTGTGAAAAAAGCAATTCGGATTCGGGTGATTTGATATGGCAGAAAAACAGATCCGTTCCGGTCAGTTTTCAGCATGGTCCGGAAGCGAAATTTTACCAGGTGGCCCGAGTTTGCGACCGCGAAATTGGGAGGAACAGGATCAGTTAGGTCTAACTTGGGAACAAATTGATGCGCTGGATTGGGACTGGTATTTGTGGGGCTATGGGTCTGCTGGGCATCTTGAGATTACAGCGGTTAGCCTATCGCCCAATCCGGTGGACTGTGGGGCTACGCTTCAAGTTTCGGTTACAGTGGAGATGGTGTTGACATGATTATAGATGACCTTATCACAAACAGAACACAGGAAGATGCTTCTTACGCTGCAGAACTGGCCGCCAAAGGGCAGGACATGACTACGGAAGAATGGGCTGCTTATTTGGCAGGGCTTCGCGGAGCGTATAACTACACTGACCTAAACCGTGTTACAGAGGCAATGGAGTACATTAACGACCGGCTTTCTGGGTATGGATATGAGACAGGATATCAAGATGTTAAAATTCTCCATGATGAATCATTAGACCCATATCGCTGGTATGAAACGGATAAACCTAAGGAAGAGCAAATGGATCAGTATCTTTCCAATGTAAAGGCTATCCGGAGAACGCTTGAATTACCTTCAAATACACCGAATGTTCCGGAAGATATGGAAGCGTTGACATATGAAGAAGCCAACGATATAGAGCAGATCCTTGTAATCGTGGAAGAAATCATGAACCGGGTTATTTCCGGGTTTCGTCGGAGCGGTCAGTTTGCGTTTTGGAGCGGAACGTTGGGGCTTCCATGCGCAGACAGTGATTTCGGTCGTACATGGGAGGAATTAGACAAAATGGAACGAGAGTGGAACGATTTGGAAAACGCAGACTGGTATCTTTTGGCCTATGGAAATTTGGGGGTGACAAAATGACTGATTTAACGTTCCAGGATCCGAAAGGGCTTGTGAATCGTGCAGCATTTAATGCGCGGTTTTCGGTTCTGAATGAGCTGTATCGGTATTGGTGGAAGCGGATAGGTGTAAATGGATCCATCATAAAAAGTGACATTACTGCTCCTGTTATCATTGGGGACAAATCTGCAGGCGTATCGATTTCGTATGGTACAGATCTAAAAATTAAATCAGATGGATCTGCGGAGATTGTTGACCCAATTGAATATAAAACCACTTGGATATCATCCGACGGAGCGCAGGAAGCGGCAGAGACGCTTGCATCTTTTGCTCCATGCTATCTGAGAGGTTTAACTGGTGACACTGGCAATATATATTACCTTCCGAACGGCACAACCTATGGAAAAGAATTTGATCCTCCGCTTCAAACAATATCGTACCAAACAAGTAACGTGTCCTTGCAAGTAGACGGCGTTTCTGTAAAGGCACAAAAAGTATCTGTTAGCACAGAAATATCTGATTGGGAATATGTATTCTCTGATAGCCGCAATGCTTATCCTGATAGCGGAGAGCAAAACGGATACGAATATCAATACCTCGGTATCCCGTTTGAGAATGCGAGAGAGGCACCGAGGATCGCCACAGGCAGCTATATTGGCACCGGGACGTATGGAGAGAGCCATCCCAATACACTGACATTTGACTCTAAGCCGAAAATTGTGGTTATTGATATGGACAGTACACAGTACGGCGCAATGACGGCTGGAATTTATATTTGGGGGTGCACGATAATGTCTTCTGTATCTTCTAATGACAGTGCACTTAATATTGTTAGAACTACCGGAAACACCATGTCATGGTACTCGCAAAAATTGATGAACAATGCACAAGGACAATTTAATATTTCTGGAATAACCTATCGCTATGTCGCCATTTTCTAAAGGGGGAATGACCTATCAAAGACCGCAACGTTGAGTTCCCGAACCGCTACAAATTCACGAAAGTAGCAGGAACGGATGATATTTATGATATTGAACCTGCTCCTGGCGAGGTCGAAGAAGAGGGGGATTATTTCAATAAAGCGAATATGCTGCAGGATGTTACAGCAGAGAAATATGGTTTGGATAACACGGCAGTCCCGAATGATGTGTTTAATCTTCTGTGTGACTCCCCGGAGCACATTGGAGATCTAAAACAAAGTTTACGGGCAGACATAGGAGATCCGTGGCTTTTGTGCAATGGCGAACAGTTCCGCACAGACGATTACCCAGAGCTGGCTAAGTTGTGCAACAAAGAGCTGACGAAGTATCAGACACTCTACGATCTCGGTAAGATTGTCGAAGAAACTCATCCAGGCTATGCTCGCATTTTTCAAATCATTTACGTCAAAGAAAAAGGAAAGTGGTACGTATACTCAAGCAACAAATATGATGGAGATTATCAGTGGAACTACTTCCGATTGACTATTGTTGATGCTGCAACGGGTGCCGCAGAGGGTCACGAAGTAAAAATTTTGAGTGAAGACTATAGTTTCTACCTTGACTATGCCTTTATAGCATACAACAATGGGCAATTTGCTTCAATGCATCCGCTTGATAACAACAAAGCACCTCTGATTTTATGGAGCACAGACGGCTACAATTTCAAAGCTGAGACGTTTGGCAATGGGCTGGCTTCGGACTACCAGTATTGGAGCTTTGATTACTTAATTGCATACAATGGTGAATTTGTTGGAGAAGCGATCTATAGGTGGAGTAACGGATACGAAGTGCGAATCTTTCACGCTCCTACTATCGAAGAATTTATCAATGTTTCAACATACCAAGCTACGAAGACGACAATTACAAATAGTTGGAGCCCATTACCAAATGCCAACGAGT